AAGTAAATATTATAAGGTATTATAAAGCTGACTTTTGTTCATAATATTGAAATAATATTTCAATTATAATAATATATAGTACCACTTTTGACCGTAATTTTGTTACTTTACTATGATGGTGAGTAATAAAATTATACAATATTAGACTGGTTTGAAATAATATTACAATATTAGACCGTGGATTGTTATTTTGTTTTACTATATGGTAAACACTATAAATTATTATATTTATATAAGTATTTAATTACCAATTACAACAAGTCATATTATATAGAGATATATTTACATAATAAAGTATGTTATTTCTCTAATATAATATAACTTAGTAATTAAATAATTAATAGATTATAATACTTTATAGTATTTACCATATAAGTAATGTCAAATATTGGTCAACTTTACATAAAACGCATCAACCATACCTAGCTATTAGCACCTTTTCAAGCAAATGACCGGCATTATACCATAGTTAGCATTGACTGTAAAGCGCTATTACCACATAGCTGGCATGACATTAAAGCATGGCTGGTTAATGCGTTATGTTAATACATTATGGTAAATGATTATGTTAATACATTATGGTTAATGCGCTATGTTAATACATTATGGTTAATACATTATGTTAAATAGCATTTAACATAAGGCGTTGCGTTATGTTAATACATTATGGTAAGCTGTTATGTTAATACATTATGGTAAATATACTGGGATGGTATTATGGTAAAGTGCTTTACATAGTTGCGATATAGCGAGGGTAGGGTGTCGCCGGGCCTCGTGTGTTTACGTTACGTGGTTGTGTGTAATTATATCCCGCTGAAAAGTAGTTATTAAATTTAATAATACTGTCTCAAAATTAATAACGCTATGTTAATCAAGGTCAAACGCTTCCTCGCCGTAGCGACCGGATAGCAAATCATGTTTAAAACGCTCTAACTCTAAAAGAACTTTAGCAATACTCATCTCACTACTATGAAACGTAACTCCATCAGTACGTCTAATTATACAAAACATACTAGTACTATCCGTCTCTTCTGATAGCACTTTAAATATCGCTCTAACATACTCATTAGCAGACTTGTCAGTGTCCACCACAATAGACGGTACCATAATAAATGGTTTAACATTACTAGTTATATCTGACATTATTATACATCCATATCGCCTGAGCTTGACTGCTCACTACTTTGTCCCGCACGAGTTGGCACCTTACCAGCGTCAACCATATACCTCACTGCGTCTGCTGGGTTACTATGTTTGTCATGCAATGGTTCATTCCTAAAGCACTGCATTTTCTCATTCCAGTCCTTACGATAGTTAAGTAACCCTGCTTTGATATGGACGCATTTACGGTCTATCCATAACCTAGGTAGTATGCCACGTACACCGTCGATACCATCCATACGGTCATTCTTGTCTAGCACGTTAATAGTAACTTTGTTATACACCTCGCGCTGCCCCTCTTCATTTATAATATAGGACATCTCCTCCTCGAACACTTCTGCTCTAGTTTTATTGTCGGTCATACTGCGGATAACTGCGTCGTGGGGTAGTGTAATAAGTGTTAGGTTAGTAAACCACGGTTGTGCTTTGATCCAGTCACAGTATGGTTTGACCGGTAGGTTGCTATCTAGATACTCGTCAATGATACGGTATTCGTCTTGGTACGTTTGGTACACATTGAGAACGTTGGTATCGTTGCGGCCCAAGTCGACGGAAATCGCAACGTCAAGGTTGGTGTCATACAGATAATCGACCTCTCGGTTATTACCAATAACGTTGAGTACATAGCTCTCTGCATAGTATGCCCCATCTTTAGTTGCTTTGAATGCTTCCATTGGTGTGGATGGATATTCCTGGTAAATCTTATCCCCTAGCTCACGGTACTTAATAATCCAGAAGTTGCGTTGCTCCTGTGTGATAACTAGTTGAAGCTCTTTCTCGAGTGAGGCAAAGTACTCCAGTTGCTTAGGTGTAGCTATCTGCTGTACAGGACTTGTGCAATCCGGGTCGTCGAGCCATGAAAGGAATACAGCTAGGAAGTCGCCGCCGGATAGCTCACCTGTGAAGGTATAGGCGTTGTCCCACATTTCTTTGAAGGCGTTGTCACCTTCGGCAGTACTCTCAATAACACCGGTGTTACCCACGGCAAGTGCTTGTAGTGTACCTGTTTTAGTTTCCTGTGCTTTTTCAGGGGATTTATTCGCAATCTTACCCATCTCTGAAATGTGTAGACGCTGTAATGTAGCCGAACGGAATGACGTGCGGACAAATATCTTGGCGCCGTTATTAAATGAGAACTCTTTGGTGTTATCGACGACAACTTCAAGGTTCCAGTATTGCTTGATTTCAGCCTGTAGCTCTTCCCATAGTATTTTAACACGCTCCAAAAGCGTTGATGCTTCGTCCGTACCTTGAGCCATCAGTCCGATGTAATGGTCATTCCTAGTTGCCGCGTCGTCAAAGAATGAAACTAGCCATAATGTTGAGATACCCTGTTGGCGGGATTTAAGGATGATAACACGTGGGTGACGTAATGTCTTGGCGTAAACCTTGTGCTGGGAGCGGTTCATGCGGAACTTAATACGCTTACCCTGCTTATTAACAATCTTATAGATGTTATTTAGGCGCCATAACTTACTAGGTAGATAATTCTCAAGTAAGTCCGTATCAGAAGTAGGTGTGCTGTAGAATAAGTCTACGCTATCACATATTGGTAAGCCCTTATAGATACTAAGGAACTCTGCTTTAGAGATACTAAGCATTATTAGTCTTTCATCATTAGTTGGAAGGTACTGAGACCAGTGTTACTTAGACTAGTTAATGGACTTGCTGCTACTTGCTTAGGCGCAACGAATGCTGCGTATAGCTTTAAAGCGCTTTCTGAGCATAGCTTAAGTACTTGCGCTTTTTGAATATCACATTCCTCAATTGCGTAGTACATTTCCTCAACTATCTGCTCAGCCACTCTTTCCAGGCCAGCTTTAATACGCTCATCAGCTGTATCGTCTATAACTTCGCTTTTAAACCTAGCTATAGCTGTAGTTGTGGCTTGGATAGTATCAGTTACTGAAATATGCTCAGACTTATACCACTCATTAACTAGGTTCATAGGTAAAGATAGCTCACTGGCAACGTCTGCAATAGACATGCCACCCTTTAACATACCTACAGCTTGTGCTTTATCTCGTGGAGTTATCATCTTGTAACCCCAATTGTTCGTTAATATGCTTAATGCCTTGTACTACTTGGTGACTAAAACTAGCTCCAGTTTTCTTACAGTGGGCTTTTAGTAACTCTACTTGCTTAATATTCTCAGGCTCCGTTGGAGGAACTGAGAAACTGCCTATATAGTTCATGTTTTTCTCGTTTTTTTAAAGTTTAATAAATCTATTAATGATATTATGTCACTTTTTTATGTACATGTAAACAAAAAAATGATACAATATAAATAATAATTGTGTTATTTTTAAAATTAAGGAGTTACAAATGAGTATTCAAGCAAATACTGCTACTACTCAGAACGTAGAAGTCAAAGTTGAGACTAATACTGTTGCTGAGAAAATCAATAGTTTAGTCGCTAGCCTAGAAAAGGACGATAAAGGTTCTTGGAAGCTACCTGAAGGTACAGAAGTTGATGAAACAACTGCATTTGCGGTAATGGCTGAAAGACGTAGACGAGATACGCAAGCTGCTTATACAGGAGTATCACAAAAGGTTAAAGCGCTAGAAGCAGAAAAAGCTACACTACGATCAAAAGCAATTGATGAAGCTAGTCTTCAACTTACTCCTGAGCTTGCTGAAGAGTTAGACGACTTAAAGTTTTCTAATCCAGAAGAGTGGCGTAAGCGGATGAATGTTTTGGAAACAGAACATAAGACTAAGCGGATGAATGCTATTGATGAAGAGTTAAAGCAGGTTTCTACTACAACGCTGGTAAAGAATGAACTTGAACAACGTGAAGACATTTTGGCTTCGTTTAATGCTAGTCACTCAGACTACCCCATTTCACAAGAAGTTATCGACAATGACATTCCTCCTCGTATTCTGAAGAAGCTGGAGACTGGTAAAGTAACGTTTGAGCAATTTCTCGCTGAGTGCTATGAGTATGCCAAAACCGGTAAAGTCGTAAAGCAAACAGATGCACCAGAGATGCCTAATATTGGGCGTATTCCTGGAGGTTCTAAGCCAGATAGCAAAGCAGTCGATAAGGATATTATCAACTCGTATAAAAACGAAACATATTAACAATTAACAATTAACATAGGAGCTAAAAATGGCTTATGTAGGCGTTGGAAGTGAACTGAAGCGTAAAAAATGGTTGCGCGAAGGTCTCATCCAGAAAAAAACTAACTCGTTCTGGTCCACATTTTCTGGACAAGACGCATCAACTGCAGTTGTTGTTCAAGTAAACAACGAAACAGCAGATACAGGACACACTGTTGTGTTTGACTATGATGGTAACTTGTCAGGTAAGTCCACTCGTGGTACTGATACTGCATATGGTACCGGCGAGAATAAAAAGAAGTTCTCTACAACTCTTACTGTTGAACGCCATCGTCTTGTTGTAAACAACGGCGATAAGTTTGATGCTAAGGATATTGGCGATCTTTCTTTGGCTGAGCATGCCGACTCTCGCGATAAACTCGCTGACTTGTACATGCGTTGGAAAGACCAGTTTATCTTTGACACCGCTCAAGGTTTGATGGGTCAAGCACCAACACATATTATCGACCTCAGCGCAACTATGGACTATAACAACTTGCTGGATATTGAGAAGAAAGTTAAGACTTCTTCTGGTTTCTCTACAGGTGGTACTCGTCGTCCATTGATGCCTTATCGCCTCTCAAATGGCGAAGGTGTATGGTTATTCCTGGTTGACACTTATATGGCCTATAAATTGAAAGCTTCTACAGGCTATCAAAATATGGTCTATAATGCTGACGTACGCGGTGCTGATAACCGTGCTATCAAAGGTATTATTGGTAAAATCGGTAGTTTACTTGTTGTTGAAGCAGATACCTTCTTTGGTGAAACTGACGCAGCAGCTACTGGGTTTACTATGGATAAAACTAAGGTAGAAATTTCTGGTATGCGTCGTAAGGACTCTGCTGGTAAATGGACTGGTATGACTGGTTACGATGCTTCATTGCAACAAATCTCTCGTGGTCTTATCCTTGGTGCCGGCGGTATCCAACTTGCTATGGGTAAAATGCCTGACTATAAGTATGAAGCTACAGATTTTGAGAAATTCTCAGAGTCAGCAATGGAAATCTGGTGTGGAGCTAAGAATACTAAGCTCTATGCAGAAAATAGCGATTATAGCAAAGCTAAAGTTGCTGGTTATAACTTTGGTAGCATCTTCTTAGATGTCCAAGTTCAAGCGTAAGGGGTAGTAAATGGCAGATTTAAC